ACCCTTTTAATTCAGATAATTGCAAGACTTGTCTAGCGCGCGTCTGAGAGGGGCAGTATGAATGATGTATAAACCCACTCGAACAAAAAAATATTTAATTGATTGATTAATAAGATTGTGAACACAAAACAAAAAATATTGAATGCTTACGAATCGTGCTGTGCATTGAATAGTGATTGAATACACATTTAATTTATTGTAGTAGCGTTTAAATAAACATAGGCAAAGATAACCATTTGATTTAATAAAGGATGGCTTAAAACGAAAAAGAGCGGCGTAATTAAATGTACGACCGCTCTTTTTACGTTATATTGTTTGAAAAATGCGAATAGGTTACAATTTAGGTTACAAAATAGGTTACAGTATTTGTGGTTAAAATGTGTTTATTAGTTCAATATTTATATGTTACTTTGTGTTGTTAATTATAACTATGAGAAGTAAAGAACTAATAAAGAAACGTGATAAGGCAATTGTAAGTAAGTTCCATGAACTATACGATTTAAAACGTATGCGTATGGATGATGTTTTGAAAATTATGTCTGAACAACATTTCTACCTGGATACAAATTATATATATGCACGAATATTCTATGATACTGATAACCATGAGTATTATAACAACCTACTCGAAAAGAAAGAAAAGACTATATCTCAACGATAAATGTGGATGTATCCACAGGTTCAATAGTTGAACCATCCCTTGTAATTACAATATCCTCTACATCCGTATCATTATATTCTTCCATTGCGCTCATATCGTCTACTGTACACTGGAATGATATACGGTATAAGTTACCTGAATCACCACTATCTTCACGCTTCATGTCCACACGTCGCATCTCACTGAAATTAGTTCCTGATGTACCATGAAATAGTTTATGTATCTCTGTGAGTTGATTCAGAAAGTTCAAAGCAGAATCACGATTGATTGAACCGGAATAAGAATCTGAGAATGTTTCAAAGAATAAATAAAAATCAATCTGAGTATTGCATAACTGGCCTTTCAATCCTTTGTCCTCAGTATTCAACATGTTTAATGAAATGAATACAGCAGGTGTTGGGAATGGAAGTTCAGAAGTAAGATAACTTACTTGTTCGTGCCAAAGATCACACCATTGAATCTCTGGAAGGTTATCAGTTATTTGTTTGCTGATCTCTAAATATAATTCACTCCAGTATTGCATAATTCTATTTATTTAAATGCTGTTTAAATGAAATATCAATTTTCTCTTTATACAAAGTATTAAATATGTTCATCATCGTTTGACTATTACCCATGAACTGACGTTTAGGAATATGAATCTTTGAACCTACTTTCATCAAGGCCATGCGTTTAAAAAACATAACCTTTGTACCGGTTACCCTGTTTGCCTTTGACATAGATGAAGCCGTACCACCTCTTGTTGTTTTAACCTGACCACTCAGTTCATAGTATTTTGCCCAAAAGAATTTTTTCATTTGGACTGTTACAGTTATTGAACCACCTTCATTGTGTATCTCTGAATAGTCTTTGTCTGATTCAATAACAATGCGTGTAGGTGTTTCTTCAGTCTTACGAATTGATTGCATTAAATGACCTCTTTCACCACTTCCAAAGAGAGTCCGTTTGCTGGCCATTGGATTTGTAGTTTTCTTCCAGGGAGAAAAGGATATATCTGTGAAACCTTCTTTAACAAAGCTTTGTTTGAAAAACTTTACTGATTCAGTTGCAGCAATTCTGTGTGCTTCTTTCAACAAATCCTTACCTATATTGGAAAAATCAGGTACTTTATTCTTATCCATGATGATTTTACAGTACTATTCGTTCATACTTTCCTTGATTTTGTCGGTATTTTCAGTCACGAAGTCTCTATCATCTTCCGGAATTGACTTAAAATAGTTGTGTTCTTCGGTAAATACTTCACCTGTTTTGCCTGTATTGTTGCAAAATTGTTCGTCAATATTTACTTTTGGAGTTTCAGTTGCATCATCAAGGGTTTGTTCAAGCCAACAACGGCAACGAAAACCCAGTGGTGGTGTATACATATCCCAATCAGGGTCGTTTACCGGTCTAACCATACCATCCAGTGATGCATGTTCTTCACGAACCTCAGCATCTTCCATTGTTTTGAATATAAGATTAGGATAAATATCAATGTCCTTAACAAATTGTTCCCAATCTTTTGCACTGTTTGCACAACTGGCTACGAAGTTCTTTTCTACACCCAAATAGATATTGTTATGTAGGAAAATAACTTTTTGAGCTTCACCTAGGTATTGAGTCTTGTCAAGTCCTTTAACAGTCAGTTCCGTTAACTGTGACATTAGATTATAGGTCTTTGCCCCGCTAAACTTCATAAGGTTATCCCGTATCTGACTTGTAATTTCAGTCTCCAGGTAGTCTTTACCCCATGCTTCTGAAGCCGAATCATTAAAGGTATTATAATGACTTATAACCATCTCTTTATTCAGGTCTGATGGTTTAATTTTACCACTATAAATATGATTAGCCAATGTTTCAGCATTCTTATCCCAAGTTGAAGCTATTGCATTTATCCTTGCAAAAGGTGCATATTGAAAATTTACGGATGCACTAGGCTTTTTTTTTTGAGTGTCGGTAGTCGGTTGGTTTATTGGGTTAGGTACAACTTTTAATCCGATAATAGGTAACCCTGTACGTTTTTTGATTTCTTCCGTATCAAAATCAAAGTATTGAGCTAGTTTTTGAACACCATCAATATAATCAGTGATAGCAATAGTTTCCTGATTATCATATATAATTGTATGGGTTGCAAAGTCAGCATAAACACTGCTGAGTTTAGCCAGGCGTTGACGAATCTGAGTATTAAAAAAGTATTTAAATAATAGTTTGTCTGCTTCATAACGGTCTTGAGATACTCGTTCCTGTACTTCGGCGGCTCCAACAAAAGCTTTCTTATCTGTTGATGCTGTATTTCCCAATACACGTTTGCTTATTTGTTCATCTGCAAACTCATTTAAAGCTTTGAATGACTGATATGCATCTGAGTTATAGTTATTCGGAATTTCTACTTTCTCATTTCCCTTTAAAATGGTGAAATTGTTTGAACGAAAATTAGTAAGCATATCAAATAATTCTTCAGTACGTTTAGGGTCTTGACGGTCGGTTGTTACAAATACCGGTGGTACTCCAAACTTATCAATATAGGACATCCACGAACCAAGTCCTAATTTTTTTGCAAGTATAATCATGGCAAGTTCATTCAACATACCAAGTTCCCAATCATCACCTACCTGAATGTAATAATCACTGTAAATGCCATCCTTATATGAAATACCATCCGTATCAAATTCATAATTGACAATGATACCTGACTGTGCTATGAAATTCGTTTGTGGAATTTCCTTGACATGTGATAGTTCACCGTTCTCATCAAGGTCAAATAATTCAATGAGCGTTGTACCTTGAAAATTCTTACCAACTACTAACCGTACCATATCATCAAACCATGGACGTTCAAGTAATTTTTTCAAGTCCTCATTTTCTTCCCCTTTTTCGTTTACAATTTTATATGATGAACGTTGAACGCGCATTATACGTGAGTCTATCACAGATGCCAGGTGATTATCTAATTTAAGTGATTGATAGAACCGGCACAGTTCACCCCGTCGTGGATAATAAGGGTCGGTTGCTGATGCAATGGCTAATTTCCAGTCCTTAATTTCTTTTGCTTTGTAGAGTGTTGCTTGTCGCGTATAATCAACACGTGATTCTGTACGTTTATAGTATTCACTAAACAATGAATTACTTTTCACACGGCTTAAGATAGCTGTTTCAATTGCTGCTACAATTCTGTTTCCTTTTGGCATACTGTTTAAATGGTATTTAAATGAAAAAATCAGTGTTCGTACTATTACCTGTCATCAGTGAACTAGTCGTTCCATCAGATGCGGTTATTAAAGGCAATGAAGGGAGTGACATTGCACCTGATTGAATACGTTCTAGTTGCTTTGTAGAATCACTCATCAATGTAACATAATCTTCAGGAACCTTACGTGCAGCATTACGACGTACGGCACGATATACGACTATTTGAGCAATGATTTGGCGTAATACACCGTTACGCATTGGTTCAACTGTAGTAAATATCAGGTCGGTATTATAACGACCGGTAATGTATGAAACGACATAATCAATGGCCTTTTGCTCAAGGTCAACCAGGATAGCATCAGTACCTGCAATGTTGGCAGTACTATCATCTAAAAATCGTTCTTGTATGACCGATGCCAGGTCAGTTTCATCAATATATTTCATGCTCGTTCAAAATTATGTTTCATTTTACCTGATTGAAATGGTTTTTCATTATTATTCCTTTGAGTTGGAGTGGAATATTTTTCTAAAGCTAAAATTGCACACTGATCAGCATCCGGACTATCATCATGTTCGGTACTACCTTCTTCAACGGCGCAAAGTTGCATGATTCCTACCTGTGTATCTGAGTGACTTTTCAAACCCTCATTATAATATATTCGAGAGTTTTGATAATAGGGTTGCATTGTCAATATACGGTGCAATTTATTACCGTTTGAAGTCACCTTCATAATATTGAGTGAAATGTTATAATCATTTTCAGATTCAATAATGTTTCGTTCAACTTCTTCATTCCAAAATTGTGATTCAAATTGAAATATTACATTTACTCCTTGTGGCAAACTTTTTTTAAACTCACACATCCAGTTACATGCAAGCTTCATTTTGGCTTGTTTTACAAAACAATCTATCATAAAGAATTTACGATTCATTGTACCCCATACTTTAACGGCATTATAGTCACTTGATTCATTGTCAGTATATGCAATATCCCAATGTACCAGAATCATTTGCATATCTTCCAATTCAGGTAACTTTGTCCATTGGCATTGATCTTCACTAAAGTTTTTACCTTCTAATTTCGTTTCATGCAAGTATTCAGCATAGGCAGCAACTAATCCCATATCAATTTCCTGTTGAATATAGTATTCAGCAGTATACATAGATGGCCATGCCGGCTCATGAGTGACTTTATTATAGGCTTTGATTTGGTTAACTTTCCATTCGGGATGGCGTTCCTGTAATATGGTTTGAGTCATTATCCTGGCAAACTTATTACAAGCGTAAAGGACACGTCTTACTTTACCTGTCATTGTTGGGAGAACTTCACGCTCAATTTTATCAGCCTGTTTTCGCATGCGTTTTGGATTGCTGATGGTATCAGGAGTTTCAAGATCATCAATAACCCATAAAGTTGGCCTGCGTTGTTTGACACGAATACCACGAATCTTTTGCTTCATCCCGAAAGCCATACCAATAAAGCGTTGATCAATGGTTTTGAAATTACCAATAGCCCAATCACCATCACACTTTTGAGCTCCAAAATCGTTAATCAAAAGTGCGTTTCCCTCAAATTCTGCCTGAATGTCTGCTAATAGTTCAGATGCACGTTCACTACTGTCGGATAATAGACACATAAAGATTTCTTCACCACGCATCCATAACCATAAAGGAATGATCACATCAGCCCAAACGGATTTTGCCCCTCCTCGAAACCACTCTAAAAAGATTTTAATCAGTTCATCATTGGCAATTTGATTCGCAGCTAACCAATGAAATTGAGCGCAGTCAGCAGTGGCATAATGAGGTAAGTAGTTCTTAACCATATATACCACATCACGTTTTGTTCGCTCTATTCGTGTGTTTTGTTCTGCTTTGGTTTCAAAGGGGTTTACCTCGTTAGCTCGTTTGGTTATTTCGATTTTTGCGAGGTATGCATCAGCGAGTTTCTTATCGTTTACTTTTTGAGTAGCCATAGTTATGCAACCGGTGTTACTGAAATATCTAAATAATACTGATGATCTTCTTTATAATTTTCGTGTTCATCACGTCTACGAATATTGATTACATACCAAAGTCGGCCATGAAAAGCCGGTCCACATGACTCATGTTCAATTTCACCTCCTAAAAACTCAGTAAATTCCTGAATCATTTCTTCGTGAGGTCTTAAAATTTGTTGCCACGGTATCGCAATTAAATCTAAATCCCGGTTCATGCTTCCATGTAGAACTAAATTATACCCATATTTCAAAGCAATTTCTTTCAGTTCCTGATAGAAATAAGAATACATTGCCGGCTTAACATGAATAGGTTTTTCCATTATCCAAGTTCTTGAGTGCGTTTACGAACGTAGTAAGTTTGAAACGGGATGGTTTTGACAAATAAATCTTCATCAAATAAGCGCATAGATGTAAAAATATCATCCATGACATTGATGAATTCACCCAGGGTATATTTGTTATCTTTTTCTAGACCTGCCAATGTCTTGGTGAGCTTTGAAAGTTCATCTCCAATTTGTAAAGATTCTTTTCGAAGTTCATTCTAAATTAGCATCCTGTATTTTTTGAGCATCGTGTATTTCGTGTTCTAAATCTAATCTGCGTTGTGAAGTAAGTCGTATGATTTGTTTCACGTTATCCACATCGGTACGATAGGATTGTTGGCGTCCTTCACGCTGACCTTTCCAATCATCTTCAGTTGCCCAGGCTGATAGTGTTTGTTCAGTTAATCCAAGTGTTTCAGCAGCTCTTTTTTGGGTATAACCTTGTACAACTACCAATTCATAGGCAGAAAACTTCAACTTGTCATACTCCTGTTTTGGTAATTGTTGTTTACGCTCAGTTTTTGGCTTTAGGGACTTCTTTTTCTTCATGTGATAGCGTTGTTTTTTATGCAAAGTTGTACATATTT